TGTTCTTGAATTAAGGAATCATTATAATCTATTTGCTGATATAATCTTGTTAAGTTAAATAGTGATTGCTTGCTTTCATCTCTAAATGCGTGAGACTCTGTTCTAGGAAACTGCCTATAAAATTCGTTCAATGCGTCAGCATCATTTTTTAAGGACTCAACTTCAGCCTCCCAATAATCAACAACATCATCTATCGGCATTCCATACTTATCTATATAGCCTTCAAAGTTCCATTCCATTGGGATAAACAAATTATATAAACCGCTTTTAGTTTGTCCATTCTTACTTCGGTTATGAGGATTGGAATCATTAAATAATTTTTTAAATTCTGAACCTCCTTTGTTCAATGCATTAGATGTTGACCCCATCATACATTTTCCAATTACTCTACTTCCTAGTCTTAAACAAGTTTTTGTAACTCTCCAATTGTTTAATATGTTGTTAGGCTTCAACCATTTACCACTTTCATCGTGAACTAACAACAAAAGCTTTTCCCCATCATATGAGTTATCATCTGTGTTCTTCCAATCTATAGTGGTATCTAAGCCATATAACTCTTCGTCTGCAATATCATACATATTTTTCTTTGTAATTTTTGCAGCAGGTATTCTAAATGCAAGTTCTGTTTTTGGTTTATCCATACCGTCTTGTATGGGTTTAAAGAAAAAAGGCAAGCGATTAGAAATAGGTACAACCTTATCGGTAAACATTTTTTTAGCATCCGAACCTGTCTTTGAAAGTATTCCAACCCTTGAATCTTTAGCTAATGTTCCTGTGTTTACACACTCAGAAGAACCCATATATGAAAAACCTGAACGTCTTATTTTTAAATATATCATTCCAAAACATCTATGGTCAGCCCTACAAGCTTCCCAATAAATATAAAAGATTCTATTAGCTTCCCTAAAATCAGGGTAACCAACATCAATAGATGTCCATTGAAGATACATATAGTGAGCTCCTGTAATATAGGTGGGAACTTTGTTGTTCATAAACCAATACCCTAATTCTCTTTTATCAAACTCATCTTCAATATAATCCACCCATCTTGACTTAAAAGTATCCGGCATTGTATTCCATTGGAATATGGAGTTTATTTTGCTAAGTGGTTTTGGTATTTCTTTTCTTTCCCAATAATCTTTGTCTCTTTGAAGAGACTTGGGAGCTTTTGGTAAAGCTATTAACAATCCATTTATTTCTATAACTTGTTCAATCTGTCCTGTTTTAGAAATAACTACTAAGTCATATTTTTCATTGTAACCATACAACCAACTTTTATTTCTGTTTTTATTTGAAATAACGTTCTTAGGTATAGCTTCCTCTATAACTCTATATAATTTATTTAGACCTTCTTTCTGCAAATCCTTGTTTTGTATCTATTTTACTTGGTCCTTTCTCTTCGGCATCAATTATGTTTTTCTCGGCCTCTATTCTAGCTAATATATCAAATGCATCCATAATGCAAAGTTTTTTTGTAGCTGCTGCATTTTTTAATCTGTCTGCTGCTAACTCATCTTCAGGGTCAGGCTTTATAATATCCTCTTTTGCAACTTTAATTAATTGCTCTACCGCTCTCATCCCCGCTTGTATGATATTTTTTTTTAAAGTTTTTGAGTCCATTGTTCTCTATTTTTCCAATACAGTTGTCTAATTTTTTCCCCAAGTTCCATATCGTTTGGAGTTTCTTCTACTATTTTTTTTATTACTGAATCCATATTATAATTTAATTGTTATTTGGTGGTCATACATTCTGTATAGTTTTTCACCTTCTATTTCAAACTCATATTCGGAATCAGGCTGAAAACAAACTTTATCTCCTTCGTTAACATCTTTAGACCTAAGATAATCATTGCTATATTTTATTTCACCCATTAATGGTTCTTCACTAAATGGTTTATAAATATACGAATCTTCTACCGGAATTGGTTTAGTAAAACAATATCTACCGTGTGTGTTCCATTTTTCTCCGTTATGAAACATATAAAATTGGTCAGGCTCAATAAAAAACAAATCGTCTTTGAAATAACTTCTACCGCTTTTTCTTCTCCCATACATATCGTTATAAAACTTAAACACATTATGATGTACAACTAAAGTATCTCCCACTTTAACAGGCCCTGTATATTTGATTGGTGTAGATATTACTGTGGCAAATCTATTGGATGCTTTATGATTTTCTTCTGAAGTATTGACAATAAAATCTATGCCACCGATATTTTTAGTGTTATTATATCTTTTACCATCTATGGGTTTTGCAATAAATAAATAGGGAGATTTCAAAAATTTATATTGTATTCTATTGACACAGGCATACTAGTAAATTCTTTCCATAACACAACCTCATCTTTATTATTAGATGCTATCCATATTTTAAAAGAATCCATTGATGTATCATATTTTATAAGATGAATATGATGCGTTCCGTTTAGAACGTCTTGTCCTACTATGTAGTGCATTGCTCCTGATTTATAGTCAGGACCGACTGCAATTTTTCTTATGTCGTTCATTTAATTTTATTTGTAAATACGAATCTCAAAAGGAGCAACCGTTAATAAATCATCTTCTAAAACACCTGTTTCATCTTGAGTTTTAATTATGATTGTATCAGTTGCAGTAACTTCAACTTTTGGAGGTAACCCGTCTGAACCGGGGTTTCCGTAATTAAGCCATACTTGAACTTTTTCTATTGGGTCAAAAATAGTAGCCGATGCCGTTACCTCATAATCTCCTACTCCGTTTCTTTTATAGGTCATTGTTGCACCTGTTGTGTTGTTTAGTTCATCTGCCGTAGGGTCGTCTGTAGTTTTTTGTTTTAGATTAGCAGTATACACATCGTACCCTAATTGTATTTGTGCTGCAAATTGCGCTATCGAAGCAACAGTTACATTTTTAGTTGCGTTTGATGGAGAAGCGTTAGGAGCAGTTACAATAACTAAATCGTCTGCTGCAGCTTGAACAACGGGGTATTGACTAATTTTTGACATCTTGTTTTTCTTTTTGAGTTACTTCACCTGTCTCCATATTAATTATAGAATCAGCTCCGTATTTTTTTGCTAAATCTTTTTCGCTTTGTAAAAACACTTTTTCTATTGCTTCTACTTCTTTTAATATCCTAACTTTATGTAATTCTAAATCACCTAAAGCTAATTTTTTTGTAATGAAATCTTTTTTGATTTCTTGAATGAGGTTTAATTCATCCTTAGTTAAATTTGCCATTGTATTAAATTTTAATACAAAGATACTATTTTTTATTTTTAATCTTCTCAAATGACCTCCCGCCAAAATAAGCTGAAATCACGGTAATCAAAGTAAGCTGCAAAAGGTCTGTCCACTTATCTTCAACTTCAAATGTAATCATCCCCGCATCAATAAATATCATTACCACCGTTGAAACCACTAAAAATAATAATACTATAGGTCTAATGTTTTTAGTTAGTTTAGAAGCATTGTTGTCCGATATCCATCTGTCTGTTATATTCTTTTCCATATCAGCTTCGTGCTTCATAAATAACTGTGTCATCTCTTTTTCAAACGCTGCTTTTTCTTCTTTAGTTTGGACAAACTTATCTACTATTCCTGATAGTTTTTCTGCAACTCCCCCTCCTGCTGCTCCAAATATTTTATTTAATATATCTTTCATAATTCTTTGTGTTCTGTTTTTGCGTCATAACTTGGACAGGTTTTTGATGAAAAATCTCTGTGACCATACACCTTCGCTTCGGGATGAAGTTTCTTTAAAACTTTAAGTAACTGTAATATAGTATCTTTTTGTGCTTCTGTTCTAGTGTCTTCCCATTCTTCCATTTTTTCATCCATACCTCCGATATAGCATATGCCTATGCTAGATTTATTTTCTCCCCTGCAGTGAGCTCCGGGGACTTGCACAGGGCGACCATACTCTAATGAACCATCTAATCTAACTACGTAATGATACCCTATGTCGTCCCACCCATTTCCTTTAACGTGCCAATCTCTAATCGTCTCAGCACTAAAATCTTTATGTTTCGGTGTAGCCGAACAATGAATTATTATTTTATCTATTTTTCTCATCTACCTTGTCCTATATATTTTTTCTTATAACCTGTTTGTCCCTTACTTGCATTCTTGCTATGCGGATGTGATTTACGTTTTGGTTTTCTATAAACTACTATGTTTGCTTTTCTTGCCATTATAATCTAATATTTAATCCTACACTAGTTTGAAATATCTCTGAATCCCAAAATTGAGTATACTCTCCTTCAATAAACAAACCAAGTTTTTTACTAATTTTCCATCCCATTATTGAACCCGCCTGTATGTCTGACCATTGTTTATGTTGGGAATCTTGAATTAATCCACCTAGCCCCCAATTGTCTCTATTTAAATAACTAAACTCATCACTACCTTTAATGTATTTATGATAAGGCAGTATCCAATTTACATAAGAATGAATCCAAAACTTTCTAGATTGGTGATAAAAATCAGCTCCTACAATAGGTGCAATTTCACCAAAGCTTTCTAGCTCTTCCCATTTTTCTTGATTATATCTGTTCATCAAGTGTCC